TCGTTTTTCTACCTCAATATGTAAGACCTCTTTAGTAGGAGTCTTATCATATTCATTCAAAAACTTTGCAACCTCTTCAAAAACAATACGATCCGACCTTTCTTCAAAATAATCAGGTTCAATGAAAGGTATGACCTGTCGTGTATATGTTTCGTTGTGAATAAGATTTTTGAGGATGGTAAGAGGAACTCTTTCCGTCACTTATTCACCTCCATATGTAAACTCTTTGACTGATACTTCATCTAATGCTTGCATTAGTTCTGGTGTAAAATACTTCTCAGGATTTTTGTATATCTCTTTAGCATATACTTTCTTNCCATCAATTTCATACCTATTAGCAACCTTCTTTATAACACCATGCTTCTCTGCAAGATCTAGCAGTCCATAGTATCTGTCCAGACCACGTTCATCATAGTATAGACGTATAGAAACTTGACGATTCTCTCTACTTAGACGAGACTTGACAGTCTTCGCTTTGATAATATTTCCGATGACTTCCGTGCCATCCTTTTCTTTTCCCTTGCTGAGATATATGATTGTACTTGCTGCGTACTTGAGTCCACTACCTCCTCCCATTTCTTTAGTTGGAACATAAGCTCCGATGACATCATACGTGTGATTTGTGACAATGAGTGGGACATTTGCTTGACCTANTTTGAGAGTTAACATTCTAAATGCACCCTTCACAAGTTGAGATTTAGTCATGTCACGGACTTGCTTATCATCCAGTGCATCTTTGATCTCTTTCTCTGTGGAGAGCATACCCAAAGAGTCTAATACAAACATCATAGGTTTTCTATCTGATTCTTCCAAACCAAGATATTTGTCTACGACGGTTAGTGCTCTGTTACGAAACTGTTCTATTGTAACTACATTTATAATACCTACACGTTCTAAGTCTATACCACGAGACTCTAACAATCCTTTTGTGATTGCAGACTCTGTGTCAAAATACATNACACCACCATCAGGGTGCTTGTCTAAGAAGTTCTTGACGATTGCGAGGGAGAAATAAGTCTTTCCTGTTGAGGTTTCTCCAGCAATGGCTGTAATCTTATTGCCACTAACGCCACCGAAGACACTGCCACTAACAAGAGCGTTGAGTATGTAAGAACCCGTGTCAACCGTTCTCTCCGTATCATCGATTTTGTTCGCAACCGTGGCGTAATCATCTCCAATCTCCTTGATAACGTCTTTCAAAAAATCCATTAGTTTTTATTTGGGTAATAAACTTCTACATATGATTCACATTTAGGACATGTAAATGTAGAGACTATAGAATAGTCTTCCTCACATCCATAGTCTGCACCATCGAAGTCTGCACCCCAGATGAGTTCAGTTTGACAGTGCCAACAATTCATATGCCAAGAAGTTTACGTTGTCTTTCAAAGTATCCGTGGAGAATCCATGAACTGCTGTTCATTTTATCTGTACCACCGATACCCCATTCAAACTTAACTCTATCATTGTTTTGGAATTTGTCAAGTTCTGGGGTGTTCCCCTTGCCTCTGTCTCCACCATTGCAAAAGATAACTTCCTGTGCTATATCAAGACACTTATCTATTGCACCACAGGCAGAATCATCAGCATCATCCCATGATATCACAGCGTCAACCATATCCAAATGTCTTACTATATCTGCTCGCTCTGTCCAACTCTGAAAATACTGACCCTTCTTTCTAGTCAACCATGGATCACCATTCAAACCAACCACTAGGTAGTTTGATAGATCTTTTGCTCTAGCAAAATATTGTATGTGACCACTGTGGATAGGATCAAACCCACCCGTGACCAAACTCACTTTTTCAAAAAACATTATACCTTAGGATATAATCTATCTATCTTCTCTTGTTGGATACGTTTTTTATTTCTTCTTGCTTCTATTTGTTCATCGATACCAAACAACTGGCCAACTATTTGAGGGGTGATACAATGCATATGCAAATTTAGGGTGATTCTTAATGCTTAGTACCTGCCCTAATGAGGGAAGTCTTCCTTTACCAGTTGATCCATAAAGTTTCATGCTACTATACCGTGTTTTTCTCTGAGTATTTTCTTATAAGGCAACCCCTGTTCTTTGTATTCCTTTACTAACTTCAACTTATCCTTCAAAGGACCTGTTGGTATGTGTCTGAGTATTACATCAAACTCTATATCGTCAATAGGTAAATCCATAATGAATAGGGGTAATGAACTACTACAAGGCAGTTGTTCTGTGTGCACTTATTATACCATCAAGTAAAAAAACTTTCAAGTGTTGCTCGTCTCTCAACAGACCATCCAATAGCATCTAATACTGCCTTTAGTGGTTCAACAAATGATTTGTCAAACATCAAAGTATAATCGATGTAATTATTGAGTCCTAATTCTGTAGGTAGTTCACCTTGAAAAGAGATTACATTCTCTCTTATAGGGTTGGGTTTTGATAGGTAACAAAATTTTATTTTATCACCATTGTTTATGTAACTATATTTAGATTCCAACACATTCTTCTTGATGTAGTGATTATGTAGTAAAGCCCCCCTCACATGGATAGGTGTACCCTTAGAATAGATAGAAAATTTACTCTCCCATTTGTCAACATTGTTGCAGGATCTAGGGAAGGCAATGAGACTAGGCTCTAACTTCTTGAAATCACTACGCATCTTAGCAATNTAATCTATGACATCATCCTCAGTCTGACTCATGATAATTGTTAATGCTTTCTTTATCATTTCCCTGCATGGAGCAGGTGTAGATGACTTGACTGCTTCAATACCCATGATCTTCAACTTAGGTTCAGCAAATCTGACACCTTCTATGTCCCATGCGTTTAGAATATATCTCTTCTTCGCTGTCCATATACCACGTTCAGCAATAGTCTCCCGTTTCATGAACATCTTCTGCTCGTAAGCGTTTACGTAGTTTGCCAACGCTTCATAAGAACTCGAAATATACTTTTCAAATTCCACCTCACAGATCTTATCAAGGAACGAGACAATGCCTTCAATAGTTTTCTCTCTCCCCTTGTATACAGCGTCGACCAGAGGACCCATATGAAGATAAATGGAATCGGTATCAGAAGCAATAACATAATCAACCTCCTGTGTTTTTAATAATTTGTTCATGTATTTGTTCATTCTATTCTCGATCCAGCGAATAGAAAATTGTCCGCCTAGCGTTATTGCTTCAGCGTTCTCTAACTTATAATAGCGAAAGTAATTATTACCTATCGCACCATAAGCAGAGTTCAATTGTATCTTCTTTGCCATCTGAATATTGTTACATCTTGAAATCTCTCGTTCCAATTCTTTGGTAGGTGTCTTCTCATACTTCTTCTTTGCTTTGATCATCTTCTTCTTGAAGACTACACGTTCACTATAAATTTTATCCATCAACTTAGGTAAGAATCCCTGCTTCTCTGTGGTAAACATAGCACCATTAGGACAGACAGTAACACCTTCTAGTTCAGATAGATCTACCTCTTCATTCAATAACTTATCAACACTAACATTAGGATACTCTCATCTAAGAGCGTCTCAGGACTAATATTATACTGCATGATAAGATGAGGATATAGACTGTTGAGGTCAAAACTGACAACCCAATCATATATGCCAGGTTTAGGTTCTTTAACATATGCACCTGCATACTTCTCGCTTTTTGATTCGTCTTTCTTCGGAGGTATAACGATCCCCTTGCGTTTGAGGTCATTGTAAATGATCATATCCCACATTCTAACCTGATAAAACACGTCTGTAAAGTTCACCTTGGCATCATATGCCATAGTCACAGCGAGTTCAATCAACTTCATCTTCTCTTCTAAGGCATCAACAAGTCTAACGTCTTGGATGTTGTAGTCTACAAACTTATTCCATGCTTTAGTATAAAAATCTTTGAAGGTGTCAAACTCTGAGTGATCTAACTTTTTCTTACCAAGTTCTACCTCACCAATGTAGTCTAGTTTGTATGACTCCTGTGCTTTGTATGTAAACTTACGATATAAGTCAAGATAATCTAGTACAGTTACACCACCAATATCATATACAGTATGTGCTCTACC